CAGAAAGCGATGTGATGGTTGTGACTTGGCAACGCAGGGTTGCAATGCTAGAGTTACCGAGGGTAACCGTATTGCTTACAGTAGCAGTGCTAGTTGCTGCATGGTATCCAATAACTGTGTTATTTGATCCAGTTGTTAAGTCGTTTGTTCCTGAGTTGCCAGCAAAACAACCTAAAAGGGTGTTTTGAGTTCCTGTAGTAATATCAGCTGCAGTATCTCTACCGACCGCGACGTTTTCAGTACCAGTTGTTAAATTATTTAATGCAGCAAGTCCAATCGCAACATTACTATACCCTGTGGTTTGGCTTTGTAACGCCAAGCTGCCAATAGCCACGCACCCATAATTATCACCGTTTGATGCAAACATTGCTCTGTTGCCAATTGCAATAAATTTTGAACTGTTTGCGCCGCCGGTAGTAGCACTACGTGCAGCATGATAACCAATTACAACGTGACCTGCTCCAGCAGTATTACTGTAAAAGGCTTCATAACCAATAGCGACATTATCTATGCCAGTGGTGTTTGAATAAAGCGCATTCCTACCCACAGCAGTGTTGCTACTTCCAGTACTATTGAATCCTAAAGCAGAAGCGCCAAAAGCAACATTAAAATTACCAGTGGTGTTTGAATAAAGCGCACTTACACCAAACGCTGAATTTGCAATACCCCCAGTATTGGTTGTTAAAGCACTGCTGCCAACAGCAGTGTTGCTGCTTCCTGTAGTATTTGCATAAAGTGCTTTATATCCAACTGCAGAATTTAGTGTACCTGTCGTGTTTGAATAAAGAGCCTCAAACCCTAAACCTGAAATATAGTTCCCTTTATTTGTATTAAGCGCAGTATAGCCAACAGCAGTGTTTCCAACGCCAGTAACGTTTGTTAGCAATGATTCAAAACCGAATGCTGTATTGGCTGCTCCAGTTGTGTTTGCGCCAAGAGCGTTAACACCAACTGCAGTGTTTTGCGCACCTGTAGTATTTACATCCAATGCTTGCCAGCCTTGCGCTGTGTTGTTTGAGCCAGTAGTGTTCTCTTTTCCAGATTTATAACCAATAAAAGTGTTATAAGAACCAGTATTTACGTTACCAGCTTCAAAACCAAGAGATGTTTCACCCGCAATTCCAGAGGCGGTTTCACCAAGCAAAGAAGCACCAGCCGCCGCACTTGTCCAAGTCGTGCCATTAGAGGTTAGGACGTTACCTGATGTGCCAGGTGCGACAACTTGAAGTGCGCTTGTGCCATTGCCAAGCAAGACGTTGTTAGCTGTGAGGGTCGTAGCGCCTGTACCGCCATTAGCGACTGCCACTGTACCTGTTACGTTCGCTGCAGTACCCGTGACATTGATTGCCCAAGTGCCGGAAGCACCTACGCCAGTTGCTTGAGGGAGGTTGGTACCATTCCATCGCACATTAGCCGCGTTAATGTTAAGGGTGCCGTTACCGTTAACACCGTTGCCTCCAGTAAACTCGAGACGCGTATCGAAATCAATACTTGTTGCACCAGTATGAAAATCTAGAGCAGTTGTTGCAGCAACGTTATCTGCTCTACCAATTTCTAATACCGTTGCTCCTGCTTGATCCGAAATGTCGAACATAATCGGATTACCAGCAATGGAAGAAGACTTCATACCAAAGTTGCCACGGGCATACAAATTTCCCGTTAAGCTGACACCACCTGCCAAAGGTACCGCACCCAGGCTTGTTAAAGCTGCCGCTGCTGATGTTGCGCCTGTGCCACCATTAGCAACTGGAAGTGTTCCTGTGACGCCTGTAGTAAGGCTAACATTGGTGACTGTGTTATTTGCTGCGTTAATGGTTTTGTTGGTTAGTGTCTCTATACCATCAAGCGTGACTGCTTTTCCTGCGGGGTAGGAAACAAATACATCTTGTATCCCACTAGAAAAATTGACTTTAGTCGTCCCCCCTGCGCTGGAAGCTAGTACGGTATCCCGAGACAAAGTTGTACCAGAAGCAGTGTATGTTCCAATACCAACTTCCCAGTTAGCGCCGCCCTGTTGCGCAATAACATAATACGTAGTGTTACCGTCCCCGATAGCACTAAAAGATTGATAGCCAGTCGGTGCTCCTAAAAGCGTAACTGTACCCGTGCCCGGTGTTGCGCACGTTTCTCTAACCCGGTCTTTAAGGATAAGAGCCATATTCGGCTCCTAATTAAGCTGCTGTAGCAGTGTAGGTAACGCTCAACGTGTCACCAGAGGTAACTGTCTTTGACCCCGCTGTGAAGTCCCCAGCACTAAACAGTACGCCTGTAGTGTCATCCTTAGTAGCAGCACCGCCTACGTTAATAAAACAGCCAGCAACAGTGCCAGAGCCTGTCATACTAAATGTTACTGAAGATGATGTTGTTTTACTTCCGCTAGAAGCCGCAGAAAAAGAAGGAGTCGGGCGATTACCAGAATATGAAGGAGCGTTTGTACCACCAACTTCGTCCCAACCAGCATGAGAAGCTTGTGTATCAGCTACGTTAGCAGAGCCGGTACCTTTTAGACCCATATATGCTACACCAGCGGCGGAGTTATCTAAATAGGAGTCTAATATTCCATTTTTACCAACAGTTGTAACTAGATTATGGATGTCATCTTTCCACTTTAACGCACCGTCTGCGCTATAACACTCAACGGTGTAATACCCGTTAATGCTAGTAATTTCTTTTTGGCCCGCACCACGGTTAACGGTCACGCTGCAATGGTCAGCCATTTTAACTTTTTCGCTAAACATAATAAGCCCTTTAAATAATACGTATGACAGCATCCGCCGCCGTTGCTGGAGGAAAACTAACAACAAAATTATTGTTAGTTGTTTTGTCACTACCAAAGTTTAATACCGCAACCGCTGCGTTGGTAGTGCTATTATAAATAAGACCCCCACGAGCGGTAAAATCAGCGCTGTTCCATGCCACATTTTCAAATGACACAAAAGCGGTACTATCCGCAGAACCCGGGGCAGTGGGGGTTAAAACTTTACCCCCAGCAACATACCCAACCCCAACTACTTCATGTGTTGTTTGGTAGACCAATGTGTTTTGATCTAGATCGGCGGTTGCGGTGTACAAAGCTATTTTATACACGTAGGGACTACCCGTATTAAAGTTCTCTAACCCTTTTAACAGGTTAGTCTTAAACACAGTACAGGTACCTTGTATGATAGCCATTATGGATTCACTTTAATCTTAGCTTGCCCATCTCGGTATGCGTCACCACGTTCTAGCCCTGTACCAAGTCTGTTAAGCTGCTGTAGGGCTTCTTGGTACATTTTTTCATAGTAAGCAACCATATCTTGCTCACCTTTCTGGAAGATAACTGCCTCTCGCAGTGACCCATAAAGCAGGGCTGGGCTATAGTTATCCCCAAGCCAGCTTGTACCCGCCGTGGTAATTGATTCTGGGTAGTAGAAATAGTGGAGCTCTACCGTGTAGTTTGCGCTAGGAGTAGGCCCCAAGATAAATGACAGCTCTTTTGGGTATGAAAGCTGTGAACCAAATAATGCATAATATTTAGGCACACCAATATCGGTAGGAGTAGGGTACGCTTGCCGTATAAAGTTAACATCTTTGTTTAGCAAATACTCGTACGCCCCGGTGGGTAAAACCACCGCCATCGAAAAGACCGATAGAAAATCGTTTGGGCAAGACAGGTAGCTGTTTCCAGTTGTGACTGTGCCGGTTACATTTCTACGTAACGCAGGAATCTGCACTGTGTTATAGATGCGTTCTTCCGCCTGTTTGACAAAGGTAGGGATATTTTCCACAAAGACTTGTTCATAAGTCTCCGTGTATTCTTGAATAGCCTTGGACAAATCAGCGTAGTTCATCGTTTACCCTATGCCATTGGTCCGCGAGCCATTGTGCCTTTCGTAGCTGCACCATTACCGCGAGTTTTTGTGCCAGAAGTCTTAACTCGATCTGCACCGGGATCGCCTACGCTTACACGCATAGCAGGGGTACCGCAAGTAACATCCGTAGCTTTTAACGTGTTAGGGTCTGGCTTACGGCTGATAGACTGTTTTACGTCCACAGGGCCGCCTTTCATGGTGTGAGGTGCGGCGTATACTTGCGCTGAACCAACTTCTTTACCCATCATTTTCTGACTGAATTTAGCCATGTTAACCACCCTTTTGGTTCTTGACCTTCGCAAGTCCACGACCCATCTTTTTTAAGTCGGTGTTTTTTACGCCAGCGGTCTTCTTTCCGCCGTGCATCATACCGACCTTTGGGCCATCGTTACCTAGGTTTTTACCGTCGGTTTTACCTTTTTTTGCTACGCCATCTGCGCCACGTTTGTAAGCCATAATTTACCCCTTAAGATATTACTATTGTTACATTACCAACGTAAGTTGTCGATATTAAATTGTTTGGAGTGAGTCCGTTATCCCTCGCACCACCGACAGGGGCCCAGCCCCACTGAAATATTCTACTACCCCCAGACGGATCACCTTCTACATCTACGCCGGACACAAGGTAACTGGTATCTGGTCTTGGTTCACGTACAGCCTGCGGATCGTTGACGGGGTACATGCCTAACTGCAACTGTGGGTGATCTTTGTTCCAACAGGCCTTGCAAACCTTAATCTGGTACAGCTTAGTCTTGACGACTTCCTTCTTTAAGTCTTTTAGCTTAAACCTAAAACCGCACCTATCGCACTCCGCGATTGCATACTTACCCGAGGCGAATTGACTAGGCATCGCTCACCTCAATAGAACATGTTGCGGGGCACAAAACGAACCGGTGCCTTCTCGCGGTCTTCATCACTAGCAAGTTGTAATTGCTAGTTCGTACTACGGTAGTTTTAAAAACATACACGCGATCAGGCATTACTTCGGGTAACTTAGACGCCAAGTAAAATGCCAGCCCTGCAACCATGCAGTTAATAAAGCGAAACGGAATATCCTGAGTAGACACGCCACCGCCAGCATCCTGAATGCGGCGTAAGCGCCAATAGATAAACGTGTACTGATCGACCCGGTGAATTAGGTGTAGGCCACACTACAATCTTCGGGTGGTTTACCCCCGTAGTACGGGTTTGTACCAGCGGGTCTACCGCCAATAGGGTATGTTTCACCAGACTGACGGTTTACCCACACCTGAATTGGTCGGCCTAGAGCGTTCTTTGTTGGGATCGTAGAGTACGTAGACTCTGAAATACGGGTAATGTTGATGTCGATTTGGTTTTGACCNGTNCCTGTACGNATNANNGTATCNANNANGTCNATNGTATCNACNGGNAAGTCATAGGTGGACTGTCCAGTCACCATCGGGATCGCGCCCTGCTCAATCGTCCAGAGGTTAATGCCACGGTTTGCCCACTCGACTGTCAATAGGTTTAAACTGCGCCGCGCTGTGCGTAGGTCATATCCAGTGCGCAGCTCTTTACCACAACGCTCAAAAGCCTCTTCGACGAGTTCCGAGAGGTCAAGATTAAACGATGCGGTGCCGGATGTGGTCATTTCTTAGCCTTTTTCATGGGGGCGCATACCTTACCACCACGCTTATACATCGTGAACTCATCGCCATCTTTACGATGAGCTTTTTTACCGCCGGGCATTTTGGCGGGGTTAATCGCACCCATGCCGCGACTGGAGCGCATTATATGTACCGTCCTTTTGTCTTACCCTTAGTCGCACAGCCATCAGCACGTTTAGAAGCGGA